TGCACTAGCGCCCGCGTGGAAAATTGAAAAAATACCTCCCCACTATGTAGGTAAATTTCAAAAATTTGAAACACTCCGCACTAGAGGCTTTCACGCATGGCAACGCTCAAGGAGTTAACACCCGACCCGAAGAACCGCCGCCGGCATACGTCTCGGAACGTGGATATGGTGCGAGAGTCGATAGAGCAGGTGGGCACGGGCCGCAGTATTGTGATTGACGAGGACGACGTGGTGCTGGCCGGCAATGCGACGGTGAAGGCGGCGGGCCTGGCGGGGCTGACCAAGCTCAAGATCGTCGAGGCCGAGGGTGACGAGGTGATCGCGGTGCGGCGGCGCGGTCTGTCGTCGGAGCAGAAGCGCGCGCTGGCTCTGTATGACAACCGCACGGCGGAGCTGGCCGAGTGGGACGTGGAGCAGTTGGTCGAGGATGTCGACGCGGGCCTGGACCTCGGGGCGTTCTTCGAGCCGGTGGAACTCGACGAGCTTCTCCCGCCGCCGGACGTGGAGGGCTTGACGGACCCGGACGCGGTGCCGGAGCCGAGGGCGACGGAGATTAAGCGTGGCGATCTGTTCGCGCTTGGCGACCATCGGGTGCTCTGCGGCGACAGCACGAAGGCGGAAGACGTGGCGCGGGTAATGGATGGGAATAGTGCTGATGCGGTTGTGACGGATCCACCTTATAACGTAGGCAAGGCTATCGCGAACGATTCACTATCAGAAATCCGCTTCGCGGAATTTCATGATGGGTGGGTGGCTGTTATTCCAAGTAGTGTAGGGGTGTTAATTACTTTTCAGTCTCCCCAAACCTTTCCCGTGTTGCTCGACTCGGCACGGGGACAAGGTTGGAGATTCGGTCGGATGTTGTGGTTATGGAAACCTGGAACGGCTTTCGGCGTAGTTCCGTGGCATGGGTGGGCGAGGCGCAGTGAAGCCGTGATGGTGTTTGAGCGAAAAGCGAAGTGGCCCGAGTGGGTCGCTTACCATCCAGACATGTATGAACATCAGAAGGGACATGGTGGGGCGGAAGAAAGCTTAGGGGATGAAGTCGTTCACCCTACGGTGAAGCCGCTTTGGGTTGTGGCGGATCTGATCAACCACACTATCGGAAGGCTTTACGACCCATTCGCTGGCAGCGGCACCACGATCATCGCCGCTGAGCAACTCGGCCGCAAATGCTACGCTATCGAGATCGAGCCGAGCTACTGCCAGGTGACGATTGACCGGTGGGAGGCGTTCACGGGGAAGACGGCCGCCAAGTGTTAGACCTCTTTGAAATCCTCCTCCGCGGCTGTGTGCAGGTTGCCCCGGTGGCGGCGGGGACGGTCTTCATCAGCCGCGGCCAGTATCACTACGCGGCGGCGACCTCGTTTATGATCTCGTTCATGTGGTGGTGGAACGCCGGCACGTCGAGCGGGTATCAGTCGTGGGAGTATGCGGCGGTCTACGCGCTCGGCGCGAGTCTCGGGGCCATGCTCGGGATGGGGGCATCGCGGAGGATGTCGTGAGCACGATGCCGATGGTGACGGTGCGCGAGAAGTCGACGGGGTCGATTCTGAAGATCAACCTCGACGACCTGGACGAGACAGTCGAGCCGGTGGTGCCGGATGTAACGCCGGCGCCGCGCGCGGTGACGAAGCGGGAGCTCGACCGGGCCCTCAGGCGGGAACGTGCTGTCAGGGGGAATCGAGTTTTTTAAGGGGCGTCCCCATGACAGGGCAGAAAACCGATCGGATTCTCAACGACATCCTCGACCGCGAGGGGTGGCCGACGTATACGGAGCCAAGTAAGGCGTATCCCGACCGCGGCGGGCCGACGAAGGGCGGCATCACGCTCACGGCGCTCCGCCACTGGCGGGGCTCCCCGGTGACCTCGCCGAAGGAGTTGCAAACGCTGCAGAAGGAGGAGGCGCTGGCCCTGCTCCTCCGTCGGTATGTGCAATGCAACGGGATCGAGCGGTTAGAAGCGCAGCCGATCTTCGCGCATGTAGTCGATAACGGCGTGCTCAGTGGGCCGTATCGGAGTGTGTGCGATCTCCAGACGGCGCTCGGGGTGACGGTTGACGGGATTATCGGGCCGCAAACGTGCGCGGCGGTCGAGGCGCAGCGCGACACGGTGGGGCGGAAGCTGGTCGAGGTGCGCGCGTTGCGGCTGGTGGCGTTTGTGCAAACGCATCCGCAGCAGTTGATGTTTCTGAAGGGCTGGATGCGGCGGGTGTTCTCGTTTCTGGAGGGGGCGTAATGGCAGAACCCTTGAGGTGCACGGCGAAGAGTAAGACCACCGGTCAGCAGTGTAAAAATCTACCGATCACGGGCGGGACGGTCTGTGTCTCGCACGGCGGGAGTATTCCGGCGGTCAAGGCGGCGGCTCAGCGGAAGATGATCGCGCTGATCGACCCGGCACTGGCTACGCTCTACCGCGCGCTCTATGAGTGTGAGGAGTGGCCGTCGAAAATTCGCGCCGCGCTCGGGATTCTTGATAGGGCCGGCATGGGGCCGGGGTCGACGCTCACGCTCGACACCGACAAAACGGATCTTTCACAACTGAGTATGGCGGAGCTCAGGGACCGGGCGAAGGCTGTGACGCAGCGGTTTGCGGATCTGGAGGAGCTCCCGGCAGAGGCGGAAGACGACGAATCCGTGCATTAGTCAAGATCGCCATCGCGGGCGAGGTCGCGGTGCATCAGATAGATCAGGGCGTGCCGGAGATACCGCCGGATGCGCGTTTGGTGAGAGGTCGAGACGGGCGCGGTGATGCGGTGGGCGTGGTGGGACATCGGATCGGCGGGCGCGCGCAGGAGGGCTTTGTAAGCGTCCAGACGTTCTCGGTCGGTCATTCGTCCTCCTGTAAGCGTCCAGACGTTCTCGGTCGGTCATTCGTCCTCCTCGTCGTTCCAAGTTTCGGTGACGCAAAATACGATGCAGCCGACGACGAAGAGGGTCACGGCTGCGATGAGGGCGACGGTGGCATCAGGCAGCATTTGCTATCTCATCACGTTGACGATGTGCTAGGTTTTGGCGGCAGGCCGGGCAGGTGGTCTGAAACCGTCCCGACAGGTAGCGCCCGTGTTTGTCGCACCGGCTCCGGCGACGGTCATCGGCGAGCTTCCACCGCTTCAGCAGTGCCCGCTCTGTGCCGGTGAGCCTCTCTGTGGTTTCCGTATCTGTTTCATTCATATAAGTATTCTATAGAATTATATAAATGATGTAAAGGTTTTATATAGGCCAGTATATGTTGACTTTTATAACGCGCTTACTATAGAATACTGTGTATGGTTATTGAGAGCAACGAAAACCGACAGAGCGCGGCCCGGATTCACCGGCGCCCGATTAACCTAAAGGGGGGCGGTATGCTTCTTCTCAATACTAACGATGTCGCGATTTCTATCGCGGCGAATCTCGGGACTCTGGTCGTCGAAGAGTCCATCGACCGGTTCGGGAACACCTACTTCGCGGTCGGCGACGACCACGGTGTTATCGAGATTTGCGCGACTCGCGCCGATGCCGATTTATTAGTCGGCGGCGCTCCATCCGCTTAATCATCGAGTAACCCACGACTAACAAAAGGCCCCGCTCTTCGGGGCCTTTTGTCTATGTAGGGGAGGGCGTGGGATAATATGGGGGAATGGCCGCGCCGGTCGAATCAATCGAGGACATTTCGAGCCTCCTGAGCATCGAGGCGGAACTCGGGCGGCGGAGCCTGCACGACTATCTCCGAGGCATGTGGCCGACCATCGAGCCGTCGACACCCTTCGAAGATAACTGGCACATCGGCGCGATCTGCGAGCACGAACAAGCGGTCCTCGACTATGAGATCCCGAAACTCTGCGTCTGCGTCTGCCCGCGCTCGGGGAAGTCGATCACCACGTCAGTGGCGTTTCCGACCTGGGCCTGGACCCGCGATCCCTCGACCCGGTTCCTCTTCTCGTCCTACAGCTCCGATCTTTCGCTTGAGTTTGCGACCACCGCGCGCCGGGTGATCGACAGTCAGTGGTATCAGTCACGGTGGGGCGTGAGTCTCGCTAGCGACCAGGACACGAAAAGCTACTACGCAAACACCGCCGGGGGATACCGAATCTCGACTTCGGTCGGAGGCTCCGCAACCGGCAAGGGCGGGGACGTGCTCGTCATCGACGACCCACATAATTTGAAGCTGATTGCGTCCGATGTCGTGCGCGCGGCGGATTTGTCCTGGTTCACCAAGGTCTGGAGCAGCCGGCAGAACAATCCACGCCACGGGCGGCAGGTCGTGATCCTTCAGCGGGGACACGAGGATGATCTGGTGGCGCTCCTCCTCGACCAGGGTGATTGGACGTTCCTGAAGCTCCCGACCGAATACGTCCCGCGCCAGTGGACCTCGCCCATCGGGTGGTCAGACCCTCGCACGACGGAGGGCGAACTGCTCCACCCGGCGCGTGTCGGGCCGACAGAAGTCGAAACGATCAAACGGGAGCTCGGGCCGGTCGACTTCAGTTGCCAGCACGGGCAAAATCCACTTCCGGAAACTGGCGGCATGTTTGAACGAGGCTGGTTTTCGGTGATCCCAATACGCGACCCTGACCCGCTGATGCGTGTCCGGTTCTGGGATGCCGCCGGGAGTGAAACGGAACGCAGCCCCTACACCGCCGGCGTGTTGATGGCTGAAACGCGCGATGGGAAGTTCATCATCGAAGATGTGCGGCGCGCCAGGCTCACGGCGGCGAAGGGGGACCGCTGGATGCTCGACACCGCGCGCGAAGATGGCGTCGGCGTTGATATCGCGGAAGAGCAGGAGCCGGGCAGCGCGGGGAAGTCGGTGATCGCTTCTCACCGCACGCTCCTGGCGGGGTTTACCTATACCGGCATCCCGGCCAGCGGTGATAAAGTCACGAGGTGGAAACCTCTGGCCAGTCAAGCGCGCCCGGCAACGAAGGAAGCATTCGGGAAGGTGCAACTCGTCGAGGGGGCGTGGAATAAAGAATTTCTAGACGAAGTGGTCGCCAATAAGCGCAGCAAATTCAAGGACCAGCTTGATGCGGCGGCTGGCGCGCTCCATCAGCTCCGCGTGGCGCCAAAACCGGTGCGACAGGTCCGCGCATGGTGGGGGTAGGAGATGGCCGAACTGAAAGCCAAAGCGCGGAAGCGCTCCGCGACGATTGTGCAGAAAACGAACGGCGGAAAATTGTATCGGTTCCCCATGCCAGACAAGGCACACGCGCGCAACGCACTCGCACGATTGGGACAAGCGAAAAATCTGACGGCGGCGGATCGCAAAAAGATCCGCACGCGCGCCAAGAAAATCCTCGGGAGATAACCGGTGCCCGTCAATACACCACGATCCGATTATACCGACGCGGCGAAACTCTGGGAACAGATGCGAGCGGTTTACAGCGGCCGCGCGGCGGTGATCGCCAAGGGCGAAAAATACACACCGAAACTCCCCGCGGCGTCACCGGCGGCGCAGGATGCGTATCTCAACCGGGGTTCGTTCTACGGGGCTCTTCGGCGCACGGTTACCGGCCTCGTGGGTGGGATCTTTCAAAAAGCACCGCGGTTTGATGTCCCGGCGCGCGCGCGCCCATGGCTCGACGATATCACGCTGACGCACATTCCGATGGGGGCGTTTGCGCTCGAAGCCACGTCGGAAGTGCTGCTGATGGCGCGCTTCGGGGTGCTCGTGGAGATGGCGAGCGCGACACCCTACGGCGAGACGCGCCCCTATCTCGTCAGCTATAACGCAGAAAATATCATTAACTGGCGCACGTCCAGCATCGGCGGTGACGATGTGCTCACCCTCGTGGTGCTGCGGGAAACGCCGACGATCCTCGACGAGAA